GTTTGAATTTTTTTTATCTCTCTGACTTCTTTCATTTCTTATACATAAATTCCTATGCGTTTATTTAGTTTATACCTATAATCTAATCTTTCTACATCATCTAAAAAGCCTTCTTCTTTCAGTTCCTTTATGATTTCTTTGCAAATTAACTTGGCTTGTGTTAGCTCATCTTTTGTTAGCTTCAAACTTGAATATTCCAACCGAAGCGATTCTATATACTCAAAATAAGAAGCCCCAAACTTTTCAATCAATCTCGTTCTAAATCCATTGAAATTACCTGAAAGGTATTGGTTATCGTGAACACTTTGACTCCAAATGTTATGAAGATTAAACCGTATTGATGGGAAAGCACCACGAGAGAAGCAATGACCTGCATCAACTTTCCCCCCAGTGTTACGCCCCGAAGATATACAACTATGACCTCTGTCAAGTAGGCGAACAATAGTATTTATCTCTTTTTGAAGTTCGTTTTGATAATCAGAAAGAGTTTTAATCTTTTCTTTCATTTCATTTTTACGAAACTCCCAAGCCTTTTTTTCCTGCTTTTGAACTGTCAAGGATTCTTTGACAGTTGCTTTTTTAGCAAATTCAATTGCACAATTTACCGAACAAACTTTTTGAATTGAATTGTTCGGATTAAATACTTTATCGCAAACTTTGCACTTTTTGTCTTTCATAATTTATTAGTTATGAAGCAAAAGTAGTGCAAAGTTTGCAATAATCCTATGACGGATATACAGTTCGGGTCTTCGTTTTACGTGGCTCTAAAGGCTTGCCTTCTGCTCTGTCTAAATACCCTACCCACAATGACCTAAGTAAATGTAAGTTGAACTTAACTCCGTTTACCGTTTTTGTATCCTGCAATTTGCTTGGCGGATATATTCTTTCTACGCTCATGTTGTTGTTTTTTTAAAATTATAATTTAATTACCAAATTAACTGACAGACATTGAAAGATATAAACTCTCTTTCCTTTCCTTCAAACACCTTCTCAACATCTATAAAGACAAATTGAGATTCCTTTGTTTTTCTGCCACTGGTAGGAACGTATCCGTACTGCTCCAGCGACATGATTTTACGCTCTTGAATTTCGGCATCGCCAGTCGTTAAGTCCTTTATCTTAATGAACTTAACTATACCTCTCTTTATAGCCTTATAATACTCGTATGCTGCCTTGACAGCTTGAGAGAAATAGTTTTTTCTCTCGATAGCTTTGTCTTCCTTAGACTTGCTAAGTTCTTTGTCTTCTTTTGGGCAAATTTCCTTATAGATTGCCCATGCCTTTTTTGAAATTTTAGAATCGAACATTTTCTTTTTTTTGTTTAAATTAAGACAATTAACATCCTGCCAAACACCAAACCATTAGTAAGAAATATAAGAGTTTCTCTATCATTTTTTTAATTGTTTAAGTCTTTCTTTGATACCTTCACGGCTAGAAAGAGGATTAAGTGAGGCAATTAAAAGCCTTAACACCTCACTATGATTATTAAATTTGCTCAATACCTCTAATGACGCATCATCAAAGGTGTAATTTTTTCTTTTCATAAAGTTAAATAAACTCTTAACCAGTAGCTTTTCCCTTCTGGAGATTCAGCCCAGTTAAAAGCATTTTTAAGTGCTTGTTTATCCGAATGGACAATTCTTCGCTTTTCAAACACATTATTTAATGCCTGAGTTCGGTATGGCTCTGGTAGCTTTAAAAGCCTTGCTTCTATACTAAGCGGATTCATTTCCGCAAACCTCACCTTTCTAAGGTACTCATTCCAATAATCGTAACCCTCTGGAGTTTTAGAGAATATAAATCCAGAAGTTAATGCAACTGATGCTGTTTCTTGCTCTGAATCATAATCTATATTTCTACAATTATAATTAGAGATAGCCTGACTCTGATAAGGCTCTTCAAACGTACTAAACCATTCTGTTGTTTTCATAATACTTTTTGTTTAATAATGTAAAGTTAAAAATGATAAATTCTATTTCAAAGATAAATTTGCTTTTTTTGCTTTTTTTGCGTATATTGTATATGATTCTTTTAAAAATGTTTATTTTATAAAGTAAAAAATACAATAAAAATACATGATTAACAAATACGGCACAAAAGTAGTTAAGCCTAAGGGTGCGATTCATAAATCGACGGCAAAAAACGCCATTCATGGATTAATGAGGAATGACGTTTTAAAATATATGATGCAATTGCCATTACTGGATTTTGCAAAAAAGAACTCCCAGCTTCTTGAATTTGTTAAGCTGCAATTCGGTGACTCCGTGAGTGAATTTACGGTTGAAATGGCTGTCGCCTACCTTAACATTGGAGCTAATATGATGAACCCGAACTTGAAAGATTTTTCTTACTTACAAGCTGAATTATACGGCAAAGTAAAAGAAGAATCTAAGGCTGAAATTATTGAGCTTCCGCAGATGCAGGACGATTCCGACATCATTAATAGGTTAGATACAAAAACACTTGAAAGACTACTTGCAGAAAGGAAACTTTACGAAGCACCGCAAGAAACCTTTCAGCAAATATCTTCAAATTTAGAGTCAGATTTTGAATTAATAGACTTTTAGCCTGCTGATTTCAAAAACAACTATCTTACTATAAGACTTTTTACTTTTTGTAACGTTTATAAATATCCTGCCTGACTCATACGTAGCTTGAAAAAGCTCTTTTTGATTTCCTTTTCTAAAATGTGTTAATTGCACCACTTTAAAGTTAGGACAATTTTTCATAAACAAAAACATACGCTTATTTACGTTGTTTCTTTCTGTTGTAGTGATTCCTTTTGCATCAATTAACTCTTGATACTCAAAAATCAAATTTGTCTTACTTGGGAGTTTTAAAACGTCCTTATCAATAATGGAAAAGCTGAAATACTTTTCAGCGGTTTCAATGGTTGCACTTTCTACTGTACGAAGAAAGTGCAATTCATTATTCATTTTATAACTTATTTTAATTTTCATAATTCCCTTCGGGTTAGTTCTTTTTCCAGCTTCAATTCAAAAGTGGAAATAGTATTTGTGATAGACGCAGGCAAACTTACCTCGTCATGATTATTTATTAAACTCGTAATTTCATAAATTAAATTGGCAATTTGAGCCAATTCAGTGTCTGACAGGTTTCTTAAATTTTCCATTATTTCAATATTTAATTTCTTCTCCATACATTCCGCAACTATCACAAAAATAATCGTCCATATCTTTATAATATGAAACTTTGTTGTTGCAATTTTCGCAACGCATTTCTTGAAGTTCGTCCCAGCCATTTGAAACCTTGTGCAGGAATTTCACACCTCCGAAATTATCGAATATATCAAACACCATTTTCGTGCAGGCTTCTACGTCTTTAATGTTTATGTATTCGTTAGCCCTATGAGGATTATAATATCCGCAGGACATATTAGCACAACAAATATCTAAACCATTCTCTTTTAACGCCATTACGTCAGTCATTCCTCCATCAGAAAAACCATAACCATATTTTTTGATTATTTTAGAGATGGAATTTTGAAACTCTTTACTTGATAGCTCAACTCCGCAGGCATTTACAACGAAGTCGTTATTTCCTTGCCTGTCACATTGCAGGACAAACGAACAATCACTAAAAAAGTCTAAATTGGTGGAGTAACTCCCGACGCAGCCGACTTCTTCGTTAGAGAAAAATACCACCTTGACATTATCAAAGTTTTTCAATGCCTCCAAACAAATCCAAATACCCACCTTATCATCGCCACCGATGCCTGTTTGGGTCATAGTCTTTCTATTAAATCCAGTCAGATTCCCATCAATATGCAGCGGATACAAATCGCTGCATATTGAATGTACCGTATCAATATGTGATACAATACATGGTTTCAATCCTTCGCCTTTTTCTACAAAGATACTTTCGTTTATCTCGTAGAAACTCACGCCTGCAATCAAATTGAGCTGACTTTTTAAGTAGTCAGACATTTCAATTTGATTATACGATACACTTTGTACCGCTAACAACTCTTTAAACTCTTTTAAATTCTTCATTCGTTAATTTGATAAGTTCCGTCTACTTCTTCTATTTGCTTGTCTTCTTTGTACCAAATTGCACCACGAATATAAATCGAATATCCTATATGCACAGTCATTGCTTTGAAGCTACCAGCCTCAATTTCAACTACATTTTCTGTCAAATAATATTCGTGGTCGATCTCACAATATCCAACTTCGTCAATCGGATACCAAGAGTTGTCATATATTTTAATAACTCCGTTGTCTTCATTCCACCACGTATTACCATATACGTCAGTAATAACTTGGTCTCTGTGACCAAAGCAGTCTTCGTGAGTTCCACGTGTGATCCTACGAGACTCCCAATTGGGAATCATGATTCTGTTTATTGCATCAAACACATTAAATTCGTCATTCTGTGCCTGTGCCTGTGGTTTTGAACTATCACGACTCCCATCAGTGTTAGTATAGTCATAAAAACCGTCAGCGTCGTAATTGCTGACATAACCATCACCACCGAACGAAAATGTATCCAGATACGGATAATAATCAAACTCCGTTTCTAAATTAATTTTCATTGATTTTTGAAACCTTTCACCTTCTGGATTAATCCAGTTGGTCTTATTGCTATAAGACTGTTCTGCTTTTCTATTCCAGCCCAACTTGGCTGCATAGTTGTAGAACGCCTGATACATCCAGTCATCACTGACATAAATTCTATCCATAAATATACCTTCTTTTATGCTCCAAACTAAGGCACGACCGCATAGCAAACCTTTGTCGTTCTTTAACGTTAAGATTTGCAATTGCTCGCAAGCCTCATACATATCTAAAAACTTAGAATCTCCATTCATGCAGGAATTATTTAACGAAGCACCGCCTGGTTTTCTGTCAGCGTCATAGATACCTTTGATTTCTGAGTTATCCAATAGCTCAAATTTCAAAACTGAAAAATGAGACCTATATAAATTATTGAATAGGTCGAAGTCAGCATCTTTGAACAACCTTAGTGCTTTTGGAGTAAAAAGTTTTCTGATAACCTTTGCAGGCTTACCATCTTGCCTGCCTGCTGTCTGAAAACTTTCTTCTATTACACGACCTTTCGGTAGGTATGAAATTGTCCCCTCTGTTGTGTTATCGAGGAAATTGATTTCCTGCTGGAACATCAATTCATAAGCATTGCAAGTCTTATAATATTGCCTCCATAAATGGCGGCAAATTTTAGAATTTTCATAATTATTTCCTATGAAATCAAGTAACGAAGTCGAAAATTTTATCATGTTTTTTGTGCCTAAACAGGCTTTTAAGGTTTAAATTGAATTAATTTGATGTTTTTTTTGTTATATTAATAGGTACTTCTATTTTAGGGTTAATTACCTGAAACCCCGAAAGAGTAATTAATAACTCCTTTCTACATTAACCTAATAAAGAAACACAAACATACTACCAGCTTTTATAGTAAGCTAATAATTTTTAATATTTCTACGTTTCACTCCTAAGCTACAATAAAGACTATACAAACATACACAAACAGGTTTATAAGGTCTTATATGGTTTGTTTGATAGCTATTAAGACAGTTGTTTACTTGTAAGTATTAACACTAATTGTAAGCGCTAATCTAACAAAGCAAGCATTAACCCTAATTAATCAGCATTAACCCTACTATAAAGTAAGTTTTAAGCCTGTTTTAAGTAAGTATTGACATTGCTGCAAAGTAAGTATTAATATCAATTTGAAGTAAGTATTAATATGACTGTGAAATACCGCCCACCGCCCGAAATTCCACACAAAACCACTTTTTAACACTTTCTTTTTTAAACTTTGCTGCAATATTCCAAGAAAGCATTACAATAATACCACGTTTATACCAAAAAACGTTGTATTATTCTAAGATTACAACTTTAATTAGTTCTTTGTACGGCAAATTGAGCCAATTGCACAGGTACTTGTCTGCAACGACTCTAAACGAAATAGGTTTTTCGTCCGATATTTGTATCACTTCAAGCTCCACCAATGTACGAAGTTTTTTGATAGTAATTTCAGAAACCATAATTTCTGAAATACTCTCTTTGTACGAAATCCATACAACGTGATTCATATAACGGTGAATCCATATTTTTGGAACTTCCAGCTTCCGCACCTGCAATAATTATCTTGCAGCCTATCTTGTAATCGGTCGTGCAGGTCGTGCCAATCATTCCAAGTTTCTATAACTTCTACTGGCAAGCTATCTTTGTTTTGTTTGAACCATTCCAATTTGCTTTCAACTTTTGCAATTGAAATATTGATTTGTGTTTCTTTGTTAAGAAAATATTCTATATTTTTCATTTTATTGTGCGTTACAGTCGCACCCCTGATTAGGTTTATAAATTTATTTTATACTTTTTAATTTTAGCATCTATTACTCTTTTATAATCTAATTCAATCTGATTATAAATCTTTCTTTCAAAACTTGAAAGATTATCAAAACTTGAAAAAGTATCTTTCAACTTTTGAAAAAGTCCCCTTTGCAGTGGAGTAATATACAACTCTATTAATTTAGAGTTTTTTTGGGCTTTTGTGAAACTCAATTTCAACTCCTTTTGCTCGTCAGGATTGATGCCGTGATTTTTAAAAGCACAGACGCTGCCATAATACAATTCCACATCTTCTAAAAGTATACAGTATGTACCTTTTAGTTCTGTTTTTCCGCAACAATCACACTCTGTGACCGTATCGGTATATCCGATTATTTTTGTCATATATTTATCCAGTCTATCAGGTTACTAATAGCTATAAAAACTATTAGTGAAATTAACGCCACCGCCCAAAAGGGCATCTTTATTTTTACTTTCATATTGTTTATTGTTTTGCGTATTTTTCAAACATTTTGTGGCATAACGCCACCGCTGCAGTTTCGCTTGTTACGAATTTTTCAACCCAAAGGTCACCATTCCAGTCGTAACATACGACTGAAAAATGATTTGAGCAAACATGCTCAACTTCGCAATAAACTTTATTGCCTGCCGCAATTTCTTTTTCTAATCTTAACAATTCCATTGCATTATTATTTAATAAGCTACTTAGTTGTAGCTTTGCGACCTGATAGAGTAAGCGAACTCTTTAAAATTCCAAATTTCAGGTCTTCTTTTTTTATTTAATAACATCAATAAAGATGTTATTAAAATTTAGCTGTACTATAATCATGCCTATACTTGTTTCTTTATAATAGTGAAAGAAATTATCTTTTACTATTATATAAGTTTCAAATCTTTTGAAACCATTTAGGTCTAATTCTAAACCTTTAAAGATAAATAATCTTTTTCCTTTTACTGTTGTTAATTTTGCGTACATTTTATTGTTATTTAATAAGCTACTTAGTTGTAGCTTTGCACCTTAGAAAGGTATCGAACCTCCATTATTTTCATAATATCCAATTTGCTAAGGTGTTAATAAGGTAAAGAACTCATTCAGCAACGAAAAAGAGTTGTAAGTTTTGCACCGCTATACTTTGTACTCTTTGCCGTTACGACCTTACAAATGTACGAACTTTATTTTAGTTTACAATAGTCAAGTTAAAAGTTCTTTAATTAATTATATGCTTTCTTGTCAAAAGACAATAAATAATGAAAGTTCTTTTTATAATTATATATGTTATTAGAAAAATCCTATTTTATAAATGGTTTCTAAACTTTTGGATTTTCTAATATGTATATATGCGTGCGTGCGTGCAGGCGTGTATTGCCACGTAGACCGTCACAAACCTATCTGCAAGGCACGAACGGCTTGCCGTTGGTATGATTGTACCAAATCGATCGAAATCAAGCCTTCTGGACGTTCTTTTGTGTATGTGTATAGTCTATCAAGATGATAGGGTATATAGCCTTAGTCGATTAACCCGCACCATGCCGTGGGGGTATCCCTACTCCACATATTTTAGCCTACAAAAAAGCTACTCCACATATTTTAGCCTACAAAAAAGCTACTCCACATATTTTAGCCTACAAAAAAGCTCCTATATATTTGTAATATTCCACATATTTTAGCCTACAAAAAGCTCCTCCACATATTTTAAAGTACAAAAAAATATATACTATTAACCTATACTCATAGATGTACCATATAAAGCCTCACAAATCATTTGTGCAAGGACTTTATATGTTTGTAGGTAGATAGTTCAAGAACTCATTAGATAAGCTAACAGGAGGCTTTAATTGAAAGGTGGGGTAGGGTAAAAAAAATAGGTCAGCATAATTGCCAACCTAAAATTGTATTCTTATAACGCAGGAAATTAAATATAAGCAAGTAATCCTCCAACAACTCCGAACTCTGAATCTCTTTCTAAACTTGAGGAGTCTATAACATCATCGAGGCAAACCTTAATATGTGAAATTTCAAGTCCTATCTCAAAAGGATTATCTACGATTAAATAATATTCAAATCTCTTCATATCACCAGTTACTATGCAGGAGATACCATCGGGAAAGTCTTCAAGAATATCTTCTACATATCCTTTAAGGTTATTATATTCGGAATGATAAGATAAACCGTCAGCAGGTTTGATTTTATAGCCAACTCCAAAGTTAGCCGAGTATTTTACATTCATATTTCATTTTCTTTAATTGAATATATAACAATATCCACCATTTCAGTTAAATTATAATTGTAAGCATCTTCTTTAAGGAGGACTTGCCTTAATAAAGTTTCTTTCAAATTTATTTTTATATCTTCTACGGCATTTTCAATGTCTTGCTCAGATAATGTATAATGGTTTGAAATTGATGAAATTTTTACTTTTAAATTTAAAGAGATTTCAAACTCTTTATTTACATTATAAATTTGTTGCGACATAATATATTTATTTTAAAAAAATAAGCCTTGTATAAATGTTTAGATAAGGCTTGCGTTATATTAAATAATTTCTTTGCCAGTTAATGATTTGTATAAATTCTGAAACAAATGTACCTTGTCAGTTAATTTCTTATTTATGGTTAGGTAATTAGGTGTATCCATATAAGTTTTTTTACTGTCTGCAATAGCAATAGACCAATCATTAGAATAGTTAAAGTAAACATTTTCTTTCTCTAATTCATAGTTTTCTTCTAATAAGTTATCTTCATAAGATAAAATCTTTTTAAAGCCGAACTTTAATAACCANTCTTTATTAATTTCGATTTCTTCAAAACAATNATGGTAATCCCAATCTTCCTTATATTCACCTATAACATCAAATCCGTATTCATCTATTTCAGCAATTCTGAATACTTGCTTGTCTGATGACATAATAAAGTTTCCGATTCTAAAGTCTTGATTTTTCATTCTTTAATAAATGTTCCGTTAATAGTTTTTCCTTTCCTTTTTGAAATAACATTATAAGCTACTTCTAAGCAATCTACTAAATCGTAGCCATGAGATTGAGCTACTAAGTTTATAACATCAATAAACTCCTCTGCTACTGTGTATGGGGAAGCTAAATTAACAAACTCGTACAAGTTGATGGTTTCATACAAATCTACTTTACATAAAGTTGTATCTAATTTAATATCAAGTTGCTTTGCAAGAATAATAATAGTAACAAATGAATCTCCAAATGAATCTATAATCTCAAGGACATCATTTTTTAAAATTGCTCTTGCCAGTTCTCCAGTTTCTTCGAGGAATTTAAGATACTGCCTGCTTGCATTCTCATGTTTAATGAGATTTCTTTCTTCTGCCCATGCTTCAACCTTTTCGATTAGGTCTTTTAGTTTTTCTTCTTTGTTCATAATCCTTGTTTAATTAATTGTTTTTCATATTCATTCCAATAGTCCCAGCCTTGTGGGGATTCATTCCAATAAAACATATAGGCTATTGAATAACTTAGTCTTCCTTTGGGAAAATCACTTAATAGAACTAATTGGTTTGCTTGTTGGAGCATTTGAGTTCTGTATGGCTCTTCTGCTTTTTCAACTAAATCTTTTAATATCATAATTGAACAAATTTAACACCATCAATTTCTAATAAATCTATTTTCTTTAACTTTGCAAGCTCATATACCCATTGTCTGGATTTACCAATCTTTCTACCGTAATTAGCTACTGTGACTAATTTTGATACATCTATTAATTTTTCTGTTGTCATATTATTTTTATTGTTAAATATTAAATTATATTTAGTTGAATACTTTCTTTAGGTGCATCAAACAGGGGTAAAGATATTGACTTTTCAAATCTTTCATTGCCCTGTTTATAATAATCTTCATCTAATGGAATCTTTTTCAGAAAAATAATTTTCAATACAACTTGGTATTGGAATAGTCATTTTATCTAATTCACCACGTTCAGAAATTATCATATCCAAAAGAACTGCATAATTTGCTAAGTCAAGAACAGAATCTTGAATAGACTCATTGTTTGGAATTTTTCCTTGAAGCAAAACTCCTAATCTTGCAACCTTAGTAGCTATTAATGAAAGACAGTTTTGTTCGGGAGTTAATCCGCATATTGAGCCAGCAAACTTGAAGTTACTTAAAACATCAATATCCGTAGCATAATCCTTTGACTTCTTAAATAAAACACCCTTTTGGGTATCAATAAAGTTGTTGAAATGTAATTCTTGTGTTTCTCTTGTCATAAAACTTGGTTTGTTTACTTTATTTTTGTATTTATAAATAATATTCATCCAATAGTGCCTGAGATATTCAAAGCTAAATCCTTGCGAAATAGCTTCTGAAATAAACTTTGGTTCAGAAGAAACACTACAAAACTCATAATCCCAATTTACTTTAGCCTCAGAACGCTCAGGCTCATTTAATTGCTCATAAAATCCAAAATAAATATCTCTTAATTCTTCTTTTGTCATTTTCTTTATTTTTCTTCAAAGGTACAATAATTATTGTCTACCGTCAAGAATTAGTTGATTTATTTTATCTAAAGAGTAATATCACTTTCAACTTCATTTCCCCAAACATCCCAGCCAATTCTTTCTCTACGAGCAAACATTTCTAATCGTGGAGCATCGGAAACAGTTTCAATTAAGTCTTGAAAAAACTCAGGCTTTTTAGAATGTTTGTTTGTTCTTTTTATATTCCACCAAGTAGAATCTACTCGTTTGACTTTTGGCATCTTACCTTTCCTGCCAAGTATTAAAAATTCAGTTGTAGGGCAATAAACACCACCTTGACCTGTTCCCATTGGAGTTTTGCACCAAGTCAATGTTTGACAATATTTAAACCCCCAAGCCTTCAATACTTCAAAAGCATTAGGTAAGTATTTTTGTGTAGTCCATAAATATAACTCACAATCCACATCGGCTAAACTTGCAACATTCAAAGCCTTAATTTCTTCAACACTCATAGTTTCGTATGGTATTGGTATTTCATTTTCATTATGCTTTTTACTAAATGCACTCTTATCAGAGCCAACACCCCAAACTCCATACTTCCAAGGTGGGTCTGCTACTATTGTTTTATATTTTTTCATAAGTTATCAATTTGATAGTTCGTCACTGCTATTATGTTTTATAATGTTGTAAATAATTGAAGGAAATAAAAGCCAACTCCAAAATGAAAAGAATATTAAAGTATTTCTCTTTCTTTTTGTCCAAATCTCTTCATTAATACTTATTGTAGTAAATTTTATTAAAATATAATTTACTATAAAGCCTGATAGGTAAATGATTACAAATTTTATCATATTATATTGAAATGTTTAAGTGCGATAATTGCTGCTTCTTTATCTTTTTGAGAATTTTCTGAATATGGCTCGTATTTATCGCTTGCTATCCATTTTAAATATTTTTTATCCTTTTTAATTACTTCTATGAGATTACAATGGGCATATTTGCCATTAGAAATCCTGTATGAGCGAATATTTTCTTCTAATTCGAGTATCTCACTCATTGAAATTATTTTAGGCTTAAATCCGNTGTGTGTGATTTGTTTTTCACTATCCCACATCTCCCATTTCTCTTTTTTGCCTTGCTCAAATTTAAAATCTTCTATTTTCCCAAACTTATTTACATTCCCTACAAGGTCAAGGAAGAAAACCTCCTTTTTGCTTTCATGAAGTCTTACTCCTCTGCCGATATGTTGATAATAAGTTACAAATGAGTTAGTAGGTCTTCCGTGAATGATTGCAGGGAGAGCTGGATAGTCAAATCCTGTACCAAGAACATCTACATTTACAACATAAGATATTTCTGCCGATTTAAAGCCATCAACTATTCTTTCTCTTTCCTTTGGCTTAGTTCCACCNTGTAAGACCTCTGCTCCAATGATTTGAGCTGCAATAGATTCTGCTTCTGCAACAGATGGNACGAATATTAGAGCTTGATAGATTCCTTTTTCTTTTAACCAAGATATTGAGCGAAGNATTTTGTATTCAATCGAGTTGGCATCATAAAACTTCTTTAAAGATTCAGCAGTATAATCTCTACCTGTGGTATTTAATTGGAGCATTGAGCTATTAACTCCTTCTTTTGAAAATTTATAGTTAATTGGAGTCCAATATTTTTGTATGTCTTGAATTTGAGTAACATGAATAATATTTCTAAAGATAGATTCTCTATTGTTTGACATCATTTGCAAGAAAGCTCCTTCCTGAGAGTTTCTAAGAAAGATTGGAGTAGCTGTTAATCCAATCTTTTTCTTTATCTTTAAGAACTTACANGCTTCTGCTAATTGATTACCTTCCTTGCTGGAATAGTGGCATTCATCGGCTATAATATTTTCAACTCCAATGTCTTTAAAAGATTCTAAGTTAGATATTATTGAACCAATNGTTGCATAGGTAACTTGACCAACATCCCTGCTTTTTAAGGAAGCAGAATAAATTGAAGCCTCAAATCCGTAAGAAGTATATTTTTCATAATTCTGCTTTAGAAGCTCTTTATTTGGTTGAAGGCATATAGTTGGAGTAGTAAACAATTTGACAGCCTCAGCGATGATAATAGACTTGCCAGTAGCCACTGGGCTTACCACAATACCATTATCCATATCACTATGTATGAAATCATTTATATCTTTTACTGCCTGTATTTGGTTTGGTCTTAAAATCATTTTAATTTGTAAACTAAAACTGTATCAACTTTTATTCCATCCGTAACTATTCTTTTTACTGGAATCATTTTTTTTGTTACTATAAACTCCGTTGGTTTTGCAATGAAAATAGCAAGTTTTCCAAACAAATAAGAGCATATTACTAAAAAAATAATTAAAATAAATCCGCAACCTTTGTATTCGTCACCATTAAAATAGTTCATTTCTTTCTATTTTTAATTGTTTCTGCTATTTTTAAAATCAAGTCATCTACAATGGTAGGTGTCATAGATTCAGAATAATCTATTTTTGTTTTAAATACTCCATCTACGTTTGTAACTGTAAAAACTACATACGCATCAGAGTTAAGTATTTTATCTAATAATTTTTCCATTATTCATTTATTTTTAAAATATATTCAATTAAACATTGTTTGAAAGAAAAGTTCTTTCTTCTTAAACTTGCGTACCAAAGTAATTCATCGGTAGTTAATTTAGAAAGAGAGCCTCTATTTTTTAGGTTAATATTTTTTTCACCAAAAGTCTTTTTCATATTCTAATTTAGCTCATGAGTTTAGCTCATGAGTTTAGCTCATGAGTTTAGCTCATCATTTGATAGTACAAAAAACAATCCTAACCAACTAAAGCAGCAAACAATCAATATTGCTATCTTCAAAGAAAAACTATACTCTAATGTGGGGAAATTCTCATTTAATCTAAAAATCAATTGAGAAAAACAGTTTATAACTCCTGAGAAATAAACTGTTACTATTAAAAATTCAAGCATATTTGTCAAAAAATTCTGTTGTGAATTTATTTTTTATTAAAGTTAATATTGTTTTTAATGATTCTTCACCTTCAATCTCTCCAAGTAGAATCATGTCTTCATCTTTATTTTCTGCATACAATTCAAGCACATCTACTACTGGATTGTTATTGAATATTTTATTTATTATGTTTTTCTTACTATGTATCAAAACATAAATACCTTCTCTCAATACCCAGTAATCGCCTATTTGCTCAAATCCATGTTCTTTTAAGTTTATCATAATTTTTCCTTCAAAGTTACGCAATAAATTGTCAAAGGTCAAGTTATAATCTAAATTTTTCTTGATTTCTTTGCAACCAATCTAATCCTCTCTGAGTAATTCTTGTTTGAAACGTTGCCGTAGATTGGTCAGTTTTTGGATTTACCCATTTCGTTTCTGTTATTAAAAAATATCCGTTATTAATGTGAGAACGATAGGGCAGGTTGTCATCCATAAGCACGCTGGATTCTCTTAACTTTCTAAATAAGATGTTTCTACCATAATTTAGTTTAAGCATCGCTGCGACCTCTTGCATATCAAATGAAGTTGTAGTATCAGCAACTTGGTTGTAAAATTCAACTTTTGGTTTTTGTTCTTCAATCTTTTTAATCAATGGTGCTGTTTCTAATGCTACCAGTTCTTTATGAGCAGAGGCTACTACCATTGCATCACTTGAGAATAATTGGATAAGCAGAGTATCTTTATTGCTTAATTGGCGATAAGAACTTAATTCTTTTTCTAACTTTTCAATGTATGCAATAACTGCTTTGCGAACAACTTTTGATTCACGTACTAAAACTTGTTTAGCTTGATTAAGAGTTAGCTCAAACATTGTATTTAATTTGCCACTTTTATCCTTATATTCACTGAGGGAAATTTTTCCTTCAGCTATTTCTTCATCAAATTCATTGCGAATTGACTTTAATAGGTCTGAATGTGCTAAATCATTCTTATTTTCATCCTCTCTTCTAAAGATATTTATTTGCTCAACCAATTCAAGGGAGCTAATTGTTGTTTTGTCTTTTA